GTGCAGCACGATTTTTATATTCCTTAGCATAAAGACGTGTAGTTAGCGTTTTACCATCAGAATTTTTTTCTGGCGTATAAGCTGAACTTTCAATATCATTAGGTTTATCTTTTTTGTACTCATTAAGTAAAGATGATGATGTTGAAAGACTAAGTTCTTCTTCAAACTTAGAAATACCACCCATACCGTTCATTGAACCAGCAATTTTATGACCTAGTTTATGCTTTGAATCTAAACCAAAAGCATGATTTACTTTGTCGCCATGAATCTCCTCACCATCACCATGTGTATCATAGCTAATTTTAACTTTTTTATCACCGGATGGATGATGTAGGGTGTAAGTATCGCTTGCACCAGGTTCACTTAAACTTCTGTGTAAAGTAACCTTATGTCCAGCAACTTTAGCTGTTGTATTATCTTCGTCCTGCTCAATAATGACCCAATCAGGATCTTCTTTCATTGGCGCTGCTTTTTGACCTTTAAGAAGTTTAAAGTCATGAGCATCTATCTTGCCGTTTTTATTTTTATCAATCCTATGCTGATTACCTATTAAGGCTTCTGACACAGAAGTAATTTTTTTGATTGCATCTTGCAACGATTGGGAGATTTGTTTTTCAAACATTTGAGTTCCTTTAATTTTTTTATATTTATAAGTTAAATTAGCAATTCCATTTTCTCAAGGCTTTGTTGATCCTTGAATCAGGATCTCTTGCAGTCTTTGCGGATGTTAGTCTCTTCTTCATACCACCCATTCTAGCGCAAAAAGATTTTCTTCTATTTGCTGCTTTACTACCAGACTTTAACTTAGATGGTTTCGTGGTTACAGCCATTTGTAATTTTGATCCCGGATTTTCTCTACGATAAGCTGCTACACCCTTAGCATTTAATCCCCCTTCGGGGTTCTTACCTTCTTTACGTTGCCAGGCTGCAACTTCAAATAGTTCTTCATCTGGGATAGATTCTAACTCTTCCCAGATAGTTTCTGAGCTGATATTATTTTTTCTTGCAATTTCTTCTATTACATTTTCAATAATATCAAACACCACCTCAGGTGATGACTCGTATCTTAACTGTCTAAAGGATTTCATTTTGTAGAAGGGGCTTTCGAAGGCTTCAATTTAGGTGCTGTTGATTTATGTGCGTGAGAACTTGATAGTCTCTTTTGCTCAATAGATCGCATCTTAGGTAGCAATCGTGTTGCAAGTGCACTCTGCATATACTTTAAACGACCGACTTGTTGTTCTACGCGGTCTTTTTCAGATGCTGATAATGAAGACTTGTCTCTGTTTCTCAATATACGCTTGTATAGTGAACGACGTGCAGCACCAATAGCTCTCTTTTTAAGAACTTCCATAGAAGAAGCTCTCTTTATCTTAATACCTTTAGCAGAGTTTCTTTTACCTCTAAAGCGTGAAAATGCTTGACGTCTTCTTAAGCGAGACTGAGCAGTAATTTTTTCCTGCAAGTTTCCGTCTTCATCTTCATAAACTAGTTCGTCTTCGTCGTAGTATTCAACCTGATCATCCCAGTCAAAGTTATCTACAATATCTTCAATAAGTTTTTCATCTTCAGGAGATAGATCCACTTCTTCTTTTATGTCGTTATTAAATTGCTTCTTAGTTGCTTTAATAATACCAGAAAATCTTTTATTACCTGTTTTATAATCACCGGCTTTATCAGCAGCAGATGCTTGTGCACCAGCTGCTTTTTTATATCTACCCAGGAGCTCACTCGATAGTTCATCTACTTGTACAGATTCACCCATATCACCTGATGCACCACCAACAGCAGTTGTAGGGTCGTCGGCAAGTGTGGTATCTTCCTCTGTAGACATGTCCATCATCGTCTTAAGATGACCTTTCATGTACTCTTCATTCTTATCAAGTACACCTAATGACTCGAGCGCTTTCCAAGCAATGTTATATGCTGTGGTAAAGTCTTTTAGATGAATAGGAGATGCTTTACCCTCAGCAGTTGCAGCTTTCTCAGCTGCTAAGTAGTTGTCGGTTGCAGCTAAAGCAGTCTTTAACAACTCATGCTGTACATTTAAATCAGCGATCATTTAAGTATACTCCTTAGCATCCACCCATGCTTCTCATGGGCTTGAATTCTGTCTTGAAGAAAATTAGCAATACCAATTTCTCCTGTATCGTTAGCGGTATTATATGCAGTCATTAAAGATGCTCTCATTATATTATTTTCTGACTGCAAGTTAGACAGCATAGTCATAGCATCAGGGATATCATCTGATTCTTGTATCGATGTAAGTTCTTTGAATCTGCCTAGTGTACCAGGAGCATATGAGTCAAGAGTACGAATTAATTCTGCAATTGTATCAACGGATTCAAAAACTTCTTGGTAAAGATTTTGAAGAAATTCATGGTACTGTGGAAAATTAGCACCTTCAATATTCCAATGATAAAAATGAGCTTTTAAGTAATATGTAAATGCATTAGCATGTACGTGTTTAAGTTGATCAATTAGCATTACATACCTGTATATTGTCTAAACTGCATCTGTCTCATACGCTCGGGCTTTACAGCCATCCCAGCTTCTACTTTTTGTATCTTATCAGTATTTTGAGATGTATCAGGCTTTAAGTTGTGACCGGCGACTTCACCAATATGCTTACCTGCACGAATAGTCTCGATCATTTCTTTGAACCGCTTATAAGCCGTTGGACACATATCAAAACTAGTTGTTTGTATACCATCAAATTCCAATTGCTCAGCCTGCTCCATTAGAGCACGCTTCTGATCTTCGTTCATTAACAAAACAGGAATTTTTCTTAAATAAGAGTCATACTCTTTAAAAGTAGTTTTACCCTCTCCCGGTGTCATACGCTTCATCTTATCAACCCCTTTTTTCTCGCCCCATTGAAATTCTGAAACTTTAAGATGAGGGTCAAAGATTTCTTTTACTCCCATGTGATGTCTTAAGTCGTGATAGAGCGCTGTCTTGTGTGCTGGTTTCATCTTAGATGAAAGATGCGATTCAAACTTCTTTTGCTCGCCTGCAGCAGCATGTGCTCTTAACTTTGTACCAGAAATACCTGCTGTACCTGTTGACTTTTCGTCGCGGTCACCAGCATTATGGAATGTGATTGATTTAAAATTATAGTGGCCGTGAGAGCCTTCTTTGCCGTTATACTTCTTTAGTAATTCATGCATCGGTTTACGATCTGAACCACCTACGAAATGTAAATGCTCAACACCTTGCTTATGCATTGCGGCGGCGTGATGTAGAATACTGGGTGCTTCTTTTGAAGCAGATGTTATATGTGTACCTGGAAAAGCACGTTTAGCATGCTTTAACTTAACGTCCGGGGGCAATGGATTCGAACCATCTTTAGATGCATGAGAATGAGATAGGACCAAATGGTGGACCGCCCCATGTTCCTTAGCAACAGAATGTATCTTATTTACCAGCTGCTCATGCCCAGCGGTAGGCTGGTTCATACGACCGTACGCTAGTACGCCGTGTTTTCCTGCAGCTTCTTGAAGATAGTCTTTAAATGACATGTTAATAACTATTAGTTCGATCGTTTATTTATCTTTCTTTTTACCTAGTGACATATTGATTCGCCAATGGGCTAATTGCTTTTCTCTAGGTGAAGCAGAGTCAGATGATCTTACTTTCTTTAATTGAGTAATAGATTTACCTTTAAGACCATGTCTAGCCATGTCGCCCTTATCTTGAGGGTTACGGCCATTTTGGAAATTCTCTCTAATTTCTTTGAAGTTTTTCATTGACGATCAGTTGCCTTGCCTGTATAATCCATATGTGGGCTTTTCAGAACTTACTCAGTTCTTGCACCTAAGTGCATTCTACTAAATTCACCTCTATCAACTAACTTAGTTGGTCTGTTATCTCTAACGGTTACATAACCTTCTGGTTTAGTAGGTTTACCTCTCATCGATGTTTCGAATTTAGGTTTAGCCGATAAAGCAGTATTTAACTGATCTTTAGCATTCTGTAAATGGTGATGCATAGTAAGTATATGTTGAAAATTATCAGCATGCTTGTCAATGTGAGATAGATCCTTATGTAGGGTCTCAGTCTTTGCAGATATTGCTTTAGCAGTTTTTACTTTAGCAATTAACTTTGAATGATACTCATTAACGTGAGAACGATAACCAGCAACCGTTGGAGTCGAGCTTTCGCGTACGGTTCTATTAATGTATGTCTTTAAAAGATCTTGATGGCCTTCTAACGCCTTGTATGCTTTTTTAGGTGTAGCTTTGAAAGCATCGGTAGCAGACTTAATATGCTTTTTAAATAACTCGTCTTGCTCAGGCGTCATTTTTGCATGCTGCACATCGTCCTGGGTATCAATGTTATGCACATCTGGGTGATGTTTAAACCCAGATAGATCAGGTGCATATTCTGCCTTCATATCTTCCATTGTCTTACCTTTGTACATCGTATGTACGGCAACACCAAATTTAGCTGTAGATACCTTCTTACCTTCTTCTGAACTTGTCTTCGTAGAATATTTAACACCAGTAGGGTTAGCTTGGAAGTGAAACTTACCACCTTCTTTTGTAACATCACCGTTAGGGTTATCTTTGGTCTTTAAGCCCGAATGCATTACGTCACCCTGGTATACACCAGATTTTGGCGCAATCTTTGGTAGGTGTTCTAATGCTTGTTTTAACTTTTGAACAAGACCGGGAGCGTGACCGTGATTCTTTTCTATGTCTGCAGCCGTGTAGTTAATCTTTGGATCTTTGTTAAATGCAGACTTAGATGCAACAAAGAACTTACCCGTCTCTGGATGATGACCAAATACAATAGACGGTGAACCATCATACTTAGTTGTAATCTTGGTCTTATTCTTCTTACCGCTCAACTGATCGTGAACGTCTTGTAGGTTATGATATGCATGGGCAAAGCCATCGAAGCCAGCATTAATGACATGGTCTTCCGCATGTTCTAAATGCTTGAGCTTGTCTTCAGAAGCAGCTTCTGTTAAATAGTATTGAAATGATATCATATATTAAACTTTACTTTTAATGCTGTTCTTAACACGCCACGTAGATCGCCTTTTTTAATACCCTTTTCAGGTATATCTTTTCGGTAGTACTCTACACCATACGAAGCAAGTGATGCTGATTTTATATTTGTTGGGGCTAGTTTTTTAACTTTTGGAATAGGTGAAGCCCCCAACCCTGTGTACCATGCATATACATCGTTATTATGTACTATTGCAAAAAACTTATCATCTTTTTCATCTAAATGTTTCATTAGTAAATCATAGGTAGTACTAAGAACGCTTGAATTTGTAGATCTGTAAAATGGGGGTAATTTACCCCCACGGGACGTAACCCCTTGGTCAAGTGGAAACCCCACCGTTATATCACCCGTCTCTAATCTATATAAATCAATACCATACAAATACTCTGATCCTGAATATGCACTAGGTATTTTTTTACCGTTTGCTTTTATCATGGATTTAGCAAGGGTGTTTAGATAATAAAAATTATTGTTTGTTCGCGAAGCGCTTAAATCAAAAATAGATACATCACTACCTAGGTCCTTTGTGCCTTTAACCTCTACATTATATTTAATATTATTAATTTGTAACACAATATCGGTTACGTTGGAACCAGGAGGAGCAATAGAAATAATTTTAGCTTTAAATTGAGTTTCAAAATATGCTGCTACTATTTTCTGGCCAGACGCACCGGAACTTACTCTTGCTTGAACCATTATTTACCCCCTTGCTGTTTTATTATATTTATACATAAAAAAACCCCCTGATAGAGGGGGCTAGATTAATGGTAAATACTAATTAATCATACTGCTCTGAATGATCAGTTGATTTTTTAGCCCCAGTAGTTAACTTATTTGCGCGTTTGGAAAGCATAGAAGCATTAGGTGCTTTATTTACATGGGCGGTATGTGCTGCCTCGTGCGCTTTTAGAGCTTGAGAATGATCATAAGAAGCTTTCATGTGATTATCAGAAGATTCTTCCTGATGAGCTTCTTCATGGTAATCTTCTTCATCACTTGCTTCTTTTGCTGCAGCTGTCGCTTCTTTCTGTGCACTATCATGAGA